TTGGTCGCTTAGAAAAGTCATTAGTATCATACTCCCCCAAAAAAGACCCATCTGCTCCTATATTAAGAAAAGTTCTGCAAGATGAGTTAAAGCAAGTTAAGAAAGATTTACAAAGATCGGAGAAGCGTGGGGCAGTTAACAAAGCAGCTAGGGATAAAGTTAAGAAGATTGAGGATAAGATTAACGCTTTGAAACCTGATGAGGAAAGAGTGTTACAACAAGCTGTAGATGCTTTAGACGAAGCTGAGCAAAAACAAGCACAGGAAGTAGCGAAGGCTGCTAACGAATTTCAACAAAGCGAAGCTGCTCGAGTACTGAAAGAAAGTGATGTACAAGCTAAAGAACAGCCAGCTCCTAAACCTACTGAAGCTCCTACTGCAAAACCACAAGAAGAAGTCAGTGCTGACGCTAGAGAAATCGTAGAGGACTTTTTAACAGGAGGTGGTACTCGTGGTATTGATCCTGAAACAGGTAAGCCTAAAGACACTAAAGACGAGATTAAAGCTAGGTTACTTACGGATGACACGGAAAAACAACGATTAATAAATTCCGTACAAGATGCCATAAAGAGCGACTTAGAAAAAGTAAAGGGTGGTCGTGTAGGTAAAGTACAATACTTAGTAAAAGTACAACAGGAATTAGATAGTCGTTTAGGCAAGGAAGCTGGTAATGAACTAGCTCTTGTTATGCGGGCTTCTCAAGTAACAGACAACGCTGAAGTTGCTGACGCTATCGACCAGCTAGGAATACACATGGCAGCTAATGGTGCTATCATGGTGAAAGGATTTGATGATGTTCTTAAGTTTTTAGACGGTGCTGACTTAAATAACCGAGAAGTTATGAGGGACGCTATGGTTGGTATTCACAAGTTGATACCAGCTATGATGGGTTGGAAGAAATCAGGCACTGCGTCAGGTCGTTTGTTGCAATCAAGGAAGTACACTAAAGATGTTCTCGAAGTAAAGCAGGAGCATTTAAAGGAGAAACTAGAAGGCAACTTAGTTAGTGATTTAAAAGCAGCTAAAGATTTAACGCCCGAAGAACTAGATCAACAACTTAAAACGTTTGGTGAAATAGAGGTAGTTAAGAAATTACTACAAGCTGTACAACAAGCTGACGATATAAGCGAAGTACGGGATATACTGGTAAAACAACAGGAAGCTTTTCAAAGCAAGTCTGCTAAAGAGGTTGCCCGCAAATTAGTAAACGATCCATACTCCCCTAACGAAAAAGGAACAGCAAGTGTTTACACTAAAGTTAGGGATGTGATACCGGACTTAGCTTATGGTAGTATGTTGAGCAGTCCTGTAACACACGCTAAAGTGGCTATATCTAATAGGTTGATGTCAGGATACCACAGTTTAGCAGGTTTTGTTGGTGCTAAATATATGGCTACTGTACCGTGGGCTAGAAATGGATTAACACGAGAACAGTTTGAGGAGGCAGGTCAATTTTGGTTACGAGCTGCATCTTCCTATGGCACTTTTTCTGAGATAGCTAATAAAGAAGCGTTACGTGTTTTAAAAACAGGGGACTCGGATTTACAATCACACTTTGAAAGAATAGGTGAGTCAGCTTTCTCTATGGAACGTACTGGAATTACAGGAGCTTTAGGGCAATCCATAGAAAATGTAGGTCGATTTGTTGATATACCGGGCAAGGCAATGGCAGCTATAGATGTGAGAACTAGATTGAATATAGCACACTCGATGACGTTGGCTAAAGCTCAGATGGATTACATAGCAGCAAAGAAAGCGGGTAAACCTGTCGGTGAATTTCAAGACTTCTACAACAAATTTGTTTCTAAAGTATTTAACGAATCAAAAACTAAATTATTAAACGAAGACCAAGTAAGACGTAAAGCTATTTTAATGGCAGAGAAAGAGGGTGTTAAACCTGAAGATTTAGCGTCTTATATTGATAACTTTGTTAAATATAACTGGAATAAAGATACAAGTGCTTTTGTTGATTACGTTAACAGAAACTTAAAGGAGGTTACTTTTACCGAGGAGATTGGTGAGTTTGCTGATCCTAACTTCCTCGAAAAAGGTAGCAGACACATCGAGGCGTTCTTAAATACATACCCACTACTAAAGACGGTATTGAATCCGTTTATGCGTACTGGTCGTAATATAACAAGAGGAGCTATGGCTTCTACTAATTCTTTAGTATCTGTTGCTGATTTAATTACTAAAACAAAAATACCGGGAACCAAAGATGCACACGAAACCCTTAAAAAACTATGGTCTAAGACTGCGAAAGATTTAGAGAGTGATGATCCTGTAATAGCAGCACGGGCAAAAGGTCAACAGATTATAGGAGCAGGTGTGATATTAGCTGCGTATGGTTTTGCTGAAGGTGTTGAAGATGTATTTGAGTTTGTCGGCACTGAAAGCCAAGATTGGAAAACAAAAATGAATATAAGGGCTGCTACGGGTATGCCTGAGTACACACTAAGAATAGGTAAAGAAGGGGAAAAACAGGCTATTAGTTTGGCGGCGTTGGAGCCTTTGAACACTATTTTAAGTATAACAGCTGACTTCAAAACACTTCACCACGGAACTGTGGCACAAAGAGAAGAAGCCCGTAATTTAATGGAAGCAGCAGCGTTAGCTATTACGAATAACATAGTAAATAAATCTTACTACAAGAACTTAGGAGACGCTATTAAACTTGTTACGCAAGCTACAGACAGTAAAGAAGCTACTCAAAGAGAAGCATTTAAGATATTAAAAGGATTAGGAAGCACATTAGTACCTTCGATTGCTAACACCGCTAACTATATGTCTGACGATGTTGTGCGTGAAAATAATAATCTATTGCAAGTCATAGCTCGACGTATGAACGGCTTATCTAAATTGGTTCCCCCTATGCGTGACATCTTTGGTGACGTACAAGAGAGAGGTATTAAGAAAAGAAAAGTAGGTGGTCTTGCTGTGTTAGTTCCGTTTGGTACTTTCAATCAAACAGGTTCTATTAAGAAATACGTAAAGATTGACCCTGATACTGGGTTTAGAACTTTAGATATTCCTAAGATAACAAGAACTACTGTTAGAAAAGAGTTAAGAGATAAAGGGACGAAAAATATAACTAAAGAACTTTTAGAGGAAGCATATCAAGCGAAACTAAGCGAAGCAGCAGCAGCAGTTGTGGTTGAATTAGGAGGCACGCATCACTTTAACGGTGGAACTTCTATATGGGAAAAAATGGACTTAGAAGAAATAATACACCCAGACACACAACAAAATGCTTTTGATCGTTGGCAAGAGTTAGCAAGTCAAATTAAGTTGCGTAATGGAATACCATCGAAAACAGGTAAGACATTAAAAGAACAAATTGTTTCCTCTGCCAGTCGTGCAGATTTTAAAATAAGAAAAGCTCCTAAAACAGCACTACCCGAAGGTTTTGAAGAATACGATGACAGGCCTGCTACTGTTTCTGATATATTTAGAGACTATAGAAATGCAGCTTTAGGACAACTAAAAGAAGAGTATCCTATATTAGTAGAACAAGTTGAATTTAAGCAGGAATTAACAGAGAAGTTAGCTAAACCCGTTAGGGAAGGTGAGCTAGAAGAACGACGTGAATTAGAACGAGCTTTGCCGGGTACTGAGTTTCCTTTGGAGAGTTATAAAAAGACACAACGACCGTCTAAACTTGAAGAAAGATTGATTCCTTTTAGAAACTAGCTTGAACTCCTCACTCAATAAGTAATAATATAATATCATGGCTAACACCTACGTAGACTATAACAGCGTCTCAGCCTCCGACATTACGGCAGGTTTTATCGTGACGTTCCCGTTCCTTGAAGAAATCCACATAACAGTAGAAGTAAACGGAGCAGCGTTAGCGTTAAACAATTACTCGGTATCTACTACATCAGGTGTCACTCGTGTGTTTCCTAGCTCTGGTGTTGACGCTGGTGATGATGTAAGAGTACGTCGTAAGAGTCAGCCTGACTTAAACCTTGTAGACTTTGAGAACGGATCGGTACTTACTGAAAGTGAACTAGATAGAGCGTACCAGCACAACCGTTTCTTAAATGAAGAAATAGGAGAACTGAATGACTCATCCCTACAACGGGTACAAGGTAGTCAGGACTTTTCTGCACAGAATCAAAACTTAAAAGACTTAGCTGATCCTGTAGACGCACAAGACGGGGCTACTAAGAACTACGTAGACACACGTTCACTTAATGATTTTGACGGTTCTAAAGTATCAGGTGCTGTTGATATTAACGGCAATCTTTTAACAGGTGTAAGCACACCGTTATCTGCTACCGACTCAGCTAATAAGTCATACGTTGACAGTGCTATTGCAGGTCTAACCACAGGTACAGGCAGTCCACCTAGCTTTAGTAAGTTCACAGGAGACGGTAGTGAAACAGAATTTGCACTTACATTTACTGCTAATGTTACGTCGTCTTCTGCAATGTTAGTAACTATAGCAGGAGCGGTCATAGACCCGGACGACTACACAAT